TGCTTGTATTTGAAATTTTATTATTTTGACTAGTTTTATCAATCGGGGGTTTTGCGGGTTTTGCAAATTTGTATTTTCTCTGCATTCTTTCAGACATTTTAAACTGAGGTGCTTTTGGTTCATTGATTGATGGTATATTTGGATTAGCTCGATTTAATACGCCTTGTCTTGCAGCTTGTCTTGCAGCATTTGCAGCAGCCATTGCCGTTGTAGCTACAGTGGTTGAAGATATTTCAGATATTTCTTCACTAGGCATATCTGCTAAGCCAGGTGTTAATTTATTAAATAAATTATCAATATATGCTTTTGCCGCATCAAATCCATCACTTATACCCTGCCTAATAGATTTTCTTATACTATCACCTACATCAGATATGCTTTTTCCTATAGATAATACTACTGCTTTGCCTGCGTCTAAAGCTGCATCTAATACTGCACTACCAACCTTACTGATAACTGGTTTTATAATTTCATCAAAATAAGTGCCAAGTATTTTTTTAAGTTTTTGACCTTCTTCTGTTTGTAAAAATTCTCTTATTGCAATACCTATTCCACTTGCGAGAATTAATCCACCAAGTAATTTTGTCAAGAAAGAACTTCCTTCTTTTTCTCCTTCTACGTTAGTACCTGATAATTTAGTTGGTGATATACTTTGATTGGATTCAATAGCTTTAGCTAATCTTGTGATAGGATCATCTTGGAATGTACCTTTAAATCTTGAAACCATGTCTTTTCTTGTTTCTTGATTTTTTTTATTACTTCCAGACAATACATTAGCTATTCTATCTAAGCTAGAATTTAATTTATCTAATGTGTCTTCTAAAGTAGCAGTAGCCATTATCTTTTAAAATTCTGTTGGTTTTGTTGTAACATAGTTTTTCTTTCGTTTTCTTCTTTAATATGTTGTACTAATAACCCTATATAAATTTCTCTTTCCCATGGCATCATATTTTCTAGTTCAGTTAGTGAATAATTATGTAAATGCATCAATTGAAAATTTAATTTATAATATTCACTCAAATTATCATGAGAAAGAGTTATACGAAAAAATGGTCTATTCCTTGTACAACTACGTCATTATCATTTCCACATTTTAAACATTTAACTACACTTTTATAAACTACTTTAGGTATATTTACAAAAAACTCTTCTACGTTACTAAATTCATCTTTGGTTAAATTTGATATAAATTCATTTGCTTCATCTTTTGTAAATTTATCATATACTGTTTTATCCTGTGTTACTTTAGTTAAACAGTTTGAAACTAATTCAAATATTCTTATTGGACTTGAATCATTATAAACATTCATCATTTCAGAAAAATTTGGATAATCAAATTCAAGTGTCATATTATTATTAATTTCAATTTTATTAGATACGTTTTTTTCATTTTCTACAAATATATCATTTAAGTTTATTTCAGTTCTAATTTTTTCTTCACAAATACAACTAAAATTTACATTTACCAATTCACCTATTGATTTTGCTCTTAAATTAACAAAAATATATTCAATATCATAACTCGGTAAACTATCGATATCTAATTTATTAAAAGTGCAAACATCAATAATGTTTCTTAAATTTTTAATAATATTTTCTGAATCTGTATCAACTAACGTAAGTAAAATTTTATGTTCTTTTACAAGAAAGGGTCTAAATTTTATTGTTTGTTTAGTTGATGGTATAACCATTTCATATATTGGTGTTTCGAGTTTAGGTAATGCCATAATGTTTCTCCATAATAATTATAGTCCACTGTATAAAGGATGAGGATTTTGTCTAGGACTTCCACCAGTAGTTTCAAATAAAGTTGTAGTACCAATATCAGTTTCTGTTCTTGTTATGATTGTTTCACCTACTACGTGTTGAGTAGATGATTCGCCTTTAGGTATTAAAGATTGAGTTGTAGCACTTTCATTTACATATATCCATTTTCTATATGAAAATAGTACTATCATTCTATGTGTTTGATTTTGAGCGCCCATGTTAAGTTCAATTTGATTTTGACTTCTAGGAAATGCTTCTATAAGTTTTACACCATATGTTCTTTTATTAAATTCATCCAGTTGATATATTTCTATATCGACAGCATATTGATCTTGATATGCAACATTAAATGTATCTTTATTAATAATAAATCTACCCCAATCTTCAAAAAAACGTTTTACTGTCATTGCTCTATCAACATGGAACGTCATAGGTAAACCATCACCACCATAATCTGATGTTACAGGTCTTTGGTAAGGCGTACCATATATTCTATAAGGTTTTACATTAATATTAAAAAGTGGAAATGCAGCTTGTTCACATAAAATAGATATTCTTTGAGGTGGAATTGTTGATGTTCCAATTCTTTCGCCACCTACTATTCCTCCATTTATACCTGTTTGTGCTGTACGTCTATTAATTATAGCGGGCCTAGGAATAATTACTTCAAATCTATTAGTGCGCGCTAATCCTCTACCAAGTACTTCTCTTTGGAAGTTAGATAATTGAAATTGTGATAAAGCTCCAATACTCATCTTTTTATCCTAGATTTTTTAATTGTGTCTCTTATTGCTCTTTCCATTGTTGCTTTTCTAAATTTTTGTACAGGTAGTTGTGATGCTACTTTCCAATCGTTAAACGGTATTGTTAATAATCTTGATCTCATTTGTTGATTGCTATATTGTCTTATAGCTGGCTTAACAAATCTAAAAACTCTACTTGTTTGCATCAATCTATAATTTAATCTTATTCTGGTTCTTTCAGGTATATTTTTATTTGTTGCGTACTTTTCAAATTCCTTTAATATATTTAATCTAATCATGTGAGGTAAATAGTGAAAGTTTATTCCAAAAAACCCATTATTTACTCTTCTAAATGGAATAACAAGTGGATACATATCATAGTAAGGAAGATCTTTATCTTTTGGGTCGTATTTAAATAAGTACATATAACCAGGTATAACTCTTGTTGTTAGTTTACCCGATTGTATCATTTTTTGAGTATTAATAGTGTTTAAACCCAATTGTCTTATTTGACCTTGATACCAACTTGTAGGTTTAAGTTCACTTTTACTTGCTTCTTGTATTTGTCCTATTTTTTCTAATATATCAACCATATTGTTCTATGCCTAAATCCTTTTCTGTAAGAACTAAAAATTCCCAACCTCTATCAAGACAATACTCATTTGCTTGTTTCCATTTAGCTTGATTAGTGCCATAATTAAAAACTTCTTGTATAAACCTTTTTGTCTTTTTTTTTGGAATAGTTGGAGGTTTAGTAAATTTCTCAGGTTTTATTTCAACAAGATACTTATTAATTTTATTATTATTGTTTCTTATTTTAATATAAAAATCAACAAAATATCTATGTATTTTACTATCTACAGGAGAACGATATGGGATAATAGTAGTTTCTGAACCCCACTCAAGCACATTCTTATTATGATCACACCATCTCATAAATTTTAGTTCCCAGGATGATCTATAAACAACATCATGTAAATCACCTTTGTACTTTTTAGGGTTAGCTACTTTGTATCTACCTTTATAAGTTTCTTTATATACCATAAATAATAAAAATTAAATAACTATTTATAGGGAAAAAATATGTCATATGGCACAACAATGGATGGCATTAATTTAGATAGTAGTAGTTCGAGCTATTATAAAGCTGGTCCAGTAGCATCTGTTGCACCTGGGCCTGATTTAGAATCTATTAATAATAATGGTGATGGGGTTGAATTAAAAAGTCCAATTGTTCCTGAATCAAATTATAATATAGGAGAGGCTTCTTATCCTGATGGAATTGCGTCTGACTCTGATAAGCAACATTATATTAGATTTTTTGTTAACATGAGATCAAAGTCTGAATTTTTAGTTAATGAAAAGGAAAAGAATAGATTATCAGGTAAAGCAGTTGCAACTGCTGAACAAGAAGCATTCAAAAAAAAATTAAGTGTACAACAAAGAGTCACACAATTTGAAAATGCACGTACAGCTGGATCAGTTCTTGGAGGATCTAAAGTAGGAACATTGGCGCTTGGTACTTTTGGTATATTAAATAGATCAAAGTTAGGAGCTGTAGTTGGTTCTGCTGTTGGTGCAGTGGCTGGTGGTACTGCAGGAAAACAAATTATTAATGCAGCAGATCAAAATGAAACTTCATCTTATTTTGGCAATCAGAGTACAGCTGATATAAGTGAAACCCAAGGTAATAATTTATTTGGTGATTTAAAAGTAGATGAACCGAGAAGAATAACTGATGTAATTACATTACACATACAAGATAGACCAGCTGTGAATTATTCTGTGCAATATTCTGATAATGATATAGGAGTATTTGGTGGTTTACTATCTAACTCAGATTTGAGTAATTTAGGTACTGTTCAAGGACTCACGCAACTTGTCAAAGATGGAGCAGCACCATTGGCATTACAACTTTTAAATACATTAGGTGGTTTAGGAGGATCTTTTGGTGGTACTCTTGATACTAGAAGATTATTTGAACTTGGTACTAAAGTAAAAACTAATCCGTTTAGAGAACAATTTTTTGAAAGAGTAGATTTTAGAACATTTAATTTTAGACATACTTTTATGCCAAAAAATAATGGTGAAGTTAGACAAGTTAAAAAAATTATTGAATTATTTAAATTTCATATGCATCCTGAGTTAGTAGGTGGTCAAAAAAATACAATGTTTTTATATCCTTCTGAATTTGATATAAAATATTATTATAAAACAAATGAAAATCCATTTTTTAATAAAATATCAACTTGTGTTTTAGAAGATATGAATGTAGAATATGGGGGAGATATATTTGCTACATTCGAGGGTGGTGAACCAGTTGAAGTAAATTTAAGTTTAAGATTTAAAGAAATAGAACTTCTTACAAAAGAGAATATAAGTTCGAGAGGATTATAATGTTTAAATATTTTCAAACTTTACCTCTTACTTTTTATTCACTTGATGAATATCAAACTGGAAAAATTGTACCAAATATTTTTGTAAGGTCAAAATTTTTATCAAATGTTATAACAAATACTTCATTATTTGATTTACATGATATAAAAGATGGTGATACTCCTGAAATAACTGCAAATAGATTTTATGGTGATCCTGGTTTATATTGGATTATATTGCAATCAAACGACATTTCTGACCCAAGGTTTGGCTGGCCTTTAGATCAATTTAATTTAAAAAAGTTTGCAGAAGGAAAGTATACAAACATAAATGGAACTCATCATTATGAAGATAGTGGAGGAAATGTTATAAATGCTTCAGTAATACTTGCAACAACTTCATTTGATATAGCTAAAAATTTTACTGGATTTCCAAATAATACTGTTGTTACAAATAATACTAATGCTGGCACAGGTTTTATTACAAGTAAAACAAATACAAATGCTGTAACTATAGTTACTACTAATGGTGGATTTGTTGCTGGTGATCAAGTTTTATCAGTTGCAAACTCATTACCTGAAGTAACATTAACTTCTATTTCAGTAGTGTCTGGATTATCTGCAGCAAATAATTTAGTTTTTACAGCTGCAACACCTATAACTAATTTTATTTTTGAAGATCGTGAGAATGAAAAAAGACGTAATATAAAAATTATTAAAAAAGAGTTAGTACCAGATATAGTGAGTGAGTTTGAAGAGATTGTTAGCAAATGAATAATAATTTTGAATCAGCTGGTCATGTAGAGTTTAAAGAAGTAGTATTAATTAACAGTCAATTAGAAACTCTTGATGTTACAGATTATATTTCAGAAATATCTTTACGTGAAGATATATTAAGTCCAGTTATGCATGGACAAATATTGTTTATTGATGCAAGAAATTTAATAAAAGAATTTAATATTGTTGGTGAAGAATTTATTTACATAAAAGTAGTTACACCAACAAGTGATTCACCAATTGAAAAAGCGTTTAGAATATATGGTATTGAGAATAGAATTTTAATTAATGATAAAGCCACACAATCATATGTTGTTAATATTATTTCTGCAGAAGCAATACAGAGTGTTATTAATCCTATTTTTAAAACATATCAAGGCAAAGTAAGTGATGTTGTTGCAAATATCTTTCAAGAATTTTTAACTTTAAAAAGACATCCAATACACACAGGCAATGGATATAATTTTGTCGAAAATGGTACTGAATTGTTTATTTCTCCAACTTTAAACAATATAAAGTTTGTAAGTCCTGGTTGGACACCAATAAAATGTATAAATTGGTGTGCTTCAAAATCAATACCAGAAGAAGGTAAGGCTTGTAATTATTTATTTTTTGAGACCAATAAAGCATTTATGTTTACAAATCTTGAAAAATTATTTAATGTGAATGTTGAAACCCCATCATCAAGTATTGGAACTTATGTTTATAATATTAATAATTTAGATATTAAACGTGACCCTAATGTCAGACTTTTTAACATAAATGATCTCACAATAATTAGAAATTTTGATCATCTTGACAATTATAATAAAGGTTATTTTGCAAATAGATTAATGTCATTAGATATAATCAATAAACAAATTAGAAATACTGATTACTTAACTACTAAGAATTATAATAATTATACACATACGGATGGATTAAAAACTTCGCCATTTTTTAAAGAAAATTCACCAGTATCGACATTAAGTGATATAAAATTTAATCCTATTCATCCTGGTTTACATGATATTGAACAAAATGCTAATGAAAGAATGCCAGAAATATATGGTAATAGAAAAACAAATATATTAGAATTAAATCAATTAAAATTAGAAATATTTGTACCAGGAAGAACTGATATTGAAGTTGGTAGAATGTTAAATTTAAGTTATCCTGATGTATCACCTAAAGGTATTGTTGATAAAAATAAGCCTAATGAAGATACAAAGTATTCTGGCAGTTACTTAATAACAGCTATTAATCATAAATTTAATCAACAATCACATATGATGAGCATGGAAATAATAAAAGATGGTATTAATACTCAAGAACCAAATATTAAATCAAGTAAAAAACCTGCTGAACCAAATGAAATTAGTAATGAATCTAGTAGTTACTATACGCCTGGGAGTTAATTGATGAAACCAATTTTTAACAGAGATGGATTTCAATGGTTTATAGGAGTAGTTGAAGACAGAGATGATCCTGAACAGCTAGGTCGTTGTAAAGTAAGAATATATGGTCATAACTCATCCGATAAAGATGAACAACCTACACACGATCTTCCTTGGTCTGTACCAATTCAACCTATAACTTCAGCTGCAATAAGTGGAGTAGGATCTACACCTATAGGTCCTTTGCCTGGAACATGGGTAGTAGGATTTTATCTTGATGGTTTAGATATGCAACAACCAGCATTTTTTGGAACTATAGGATCAAGTTCTGCTCCTACATGTTTTCAAGAAACACCTGAAAAGGCTGCTTTTACATTAAAAGATAATGATGATATTAAAAAAGATCAATCTGGCAATCCTATTACAATACCTAATAAATTATCAGATGGATCTAAAGCTATATCAAGTTTAAAAACAGATTCATTTCCATTTAAAGCTGGATTTGGACAAAATCCTAATAATCCAGAACCTCCTGAAAAGCCATCTACATTACCTCCTGTTATTAAGAAATCATATACTCCTCCTAATGCTAAAGCATCAGGTATAGAATTTTCACTTAATTCATTTGGAGGTACAGGTGCAACATCTGCTGATGTAGCAATTACTTCAAATAAAGTCTTTGAGCCTGGAGGAACTGAACCATTAAATGGAACATTTGGTTTTAGATATGGTATATTTAAATTAGCTTCGTTTATGCCACAAATTACAGAAGATGGCACTAGAAGGCCTTCTGCAAAAACATCTCCTGTATTTTCATTTATGACATCAGAGTTTGGCCAACCATACAAAGGTTTGTTTAAAGATGAAATAGGTTCTGATGCGTTTAATGCTACATGGAGAAATAATGGTTTTAAAATTGCTGATAGTGGTCTTAAAAGTGACGCAAAAGACAGAGTAAAATTTGCTAAGTCTCAATTTGCTTACATAAGGAAAACTTATACGAGTGCAGTAAGAGCTCAGGTCGTAAGAATGGGTGGTCCTATTATTAATAAACAATTTGGTGGGAAAGGCAAAGAAGGTGGTTTTGCATCAATGCATTTGTTCAGTTTAATGTTAAATAATGCATTAGATTTAGGTATTGTTGGATCAGCTGAAGTTATAGTTAAAGCATGTGAAGGAAAATCTAATTTATCTAAAGCAGATATAGTTGAATTAGTTACTGAATATATTATACAAAATTCAGATGAAATTTTAAGCAAACTTCCTCAAGAGGAAAAAGATACAATTAAAGTAGATCAATTAAATCAAAGAGAAGAACTTAAAAAAGTTGAAATACCACCAGCCACTCCAACTTCACCNTTTGGNGACTTTGGTTCTGGTTCTCAATTTGGAGTTGATATGTCAGGTACNCCAGATNATAAANTTACNTATACGANGGAAATGANCCAATTGTATATGANAGAATAAATAGTGAAAGAATAAGAAGAGGGTTGCCTGCATTTACAAGACCAAGACCTACTGGTGAAGGTAATAAAGAAGTAAGAACTGATTATAACGAGAGTGTTTCAGGTGGCTTTGGACAAGGCGTAGTTAGTAGAAAATAATAAAGGAATTAAATGTCAAGTGTATTTGAAGACCTGGCTGCAGAGAATCAAACATCATCAACACAGCCCACATCATCATTCAAAGTAAATCAACTAAAAGATCAAATAGTTGCTAAGGCTCAGGGTTTACCTGAATATACTAATTTGCCACCTCAAGCTAGAGGAATATTAAATGAAGCATTAGCTGGTGGTGCTACTAAATTAGGAGGTAATTTTGTAAATGATTTAGACACTGTTGCAGCTGGTGTTTTAAATAAAGTGCCTCTTGATGCTATTGGTATTAACAATCCAATGGATTTAGTAAACGGAAATTTAAGTGTTGGAGGTTTAAAAAATGTATTAAGTGGTGATTTAGATATTGGCAATCTTGCAGGTAAGTTCAAAGGTTTGTTAACTAATGAAGTAATAAATGAATTTAATAATAAACTACCACCAGCGTTAAGAGGTAAAATTGATATTAATCAACTTGCTAATGCATTAACTGGAGGAATATCGTCTGGAATAGATCTAGGTTTAGATAAAAACTTAGGACAATTTTCTGTTAATACTTTAGCAGGAAAAATACCTGATTTACCAACTGTGCCAAGATTGGGAAATTTACCAAGTGGATTTCCAAGTTTACCAAAATTTGATCTTGCTGCTTTGAAATCAAAAGTTGATGCACTTAAAGATAGACCTTCGTTAGCATCTATTGCAAAAGACTTTGATTCTTCAATTAGAAAAGATGCAATTTCAAGAGCTCAAAATTTTGATGTAAAAAGTGTAGACAATAGTACTAAGTTAAGAACTAAAACACAAGGATTTATTGATCCTACAGCCACATTACCAAATAAAGAATATCAAGGAAGGTCTGAAACAAACAAACTAGCAACTAATGATGTAGCAGGCACTATTGTTCAAACAAAAGATAGTGAGAGATATCTAGGTAATAAACTTCCTGATGGAGATTCTTTTGATCAACCAATTATACCATATAATGCTGAATATCCATTCAATAAAGTAATACAGACAGAATCTGGTCATATTATTGAAATGGATGATACACCTGGTTCTGAAAGATTACACATTTACCACAAAAATGGCACTTTTATTGAATTAGATCAGTCTGGGTCGGTTGTAGCAAAAACAAAAGGAAATCAATATAGATTTGTAGATAAGAATGATCACTTATCTGTCGGTGGACAAGCTAGAATATCAATTAGTGGTGACATGAAAGTATACTGTGCTGCTAATGTGACTATGGAAGTTGATGGAGATGTAAATTTAAAATGTTTCAATGATATTACGGCTCAAGCATCTGGAAAAATAGATTTAGCTGCCATAGAAGAAATAAACATCCATAGTGCAAATATTAACATTGAAGCTGAAGATTATATTAATCAAAAAGCTGGTGGAAATATCTACATAGGTGCAGTAAATAGTATTAATAATGATTGCACAAATGGTAATATTTTTGTATCAGCTAAAGATAGTATCCATAATAAATGTAATAGTTCAATGTTTTTGCACACATTAAAAGATATGCATATTAATGCTGATGAAAATTTTAATTTATTAGCATCTAACGATATGAGTGTTATAGCTACTAATAATTTAATGTCATCTGCTACAATTATTAACAACGAATCAACAGACATATTTAATCATGCTATCACAATTAAAGACGAAGCTACTAACATTAATTCCAATGCTAAAACTGTTATGAATTTATATGTTCAAAGTGGATCTTTAAATGCTAAAGCAAGTTCAATTGAACTTAATAATCCATCCCCTGTAATTCCAACTGGTGCAATTGCGCCAGATATTAATTTAGCTTCAATTGGAACATATGCTCATATAGTAAACAAAGCTAATATTGGTTTACTTGATAGTAGAAAAAGTGTAGTTACATCTGATGTGAAAAATCCAACATATACAAACTACAAAGATAAATTTGGTATTGATACTGAAGATTCTGAAGATGAAAAAGATAGTGAAGAATTTTTAAAACAAGCAAAATTAGCAGGAATTAGTGATGGAAGTGAAGATGATGAGCCCGTAGAGTTTGATTCAAGTTCACCTTCTTCTGATAATTCAACTATTATTTTACCAGATGATTCTATAAAACTTGAAACATATTTACCAGACAATTTTAATTTATCTGATAATTTTACATTAGCTCAATTATCATCAAGAGCATTAGCTGGTCACCATAAATTAAGATCTCAATTGGATTTAAAATATGGTGAAATTGCATTTAATTTATCAGCATGTGCTTTAAATATATGCGAGACAGTTTTAGATTTATTTCCAGATGCTGTTGTTACATCTGGATTTAGAAAACCTAATAAAAATAACAGAAACTTAACTTCAGATCATTTAAGAGGTAAAGCTGTAGACTTTCAATTTACTAAAGCATCAAGAGAAGATTATTATGATATAGCAATAAAGCTATCAGAAAATTTAAATTATGATAAATTACTGCTAGAATATCAAGATCCGGGAGATAGCAAAAGACCATGGATACACGTTTCATTTGATGTAGATAAACAGAGAAAAATACTTTTAACATATAATAACCATAAAAGATTCTCAGATGGTTTATCTAAGCTAGCATAATGCCAGGTATATCAAGATTAACACAAGACACAGCAGTTGGTGTAATACAAACAAACACTGAATCTATTTCTGTTAAAGTTAATGGAAAAGAAGTAGTAGTTTTTGGAGCAAGTGTGCTCACACATGACCCATGTCCAGTTCCAGATACACATTGTAATGCTACAATGCAAGAAAGGTCTGCTACTGTTTTTGCCCACGGTATTGGTGTTGTTAGAGCTGGAGATGCTGCATCTTGTACACATACTGCAACTGGATCTTCAGATACCTTTGCAGATTGACATAAATAAACCATGGCCATAGTAAACAGAAAATTAAGAAAATTTAGTGATATAGATTTTGATTTTGGTATCAATGTTGCCACAAAAGATATTGATAAAGTAAATGATGAAGCAGCTATAAAACAATCTATACAATCATTAATAAGAACTATTAATTATGAAAGAAAATTTCATCCTGAAATAGGTTGTCAAATTACTTCTTTATTATTTGATAATTTTGATCCAAAAATTCTTGGAATTATGAAACAAACTATACAAAATGTAATTAATCAGTTTGAACCTAGAGCCAGACTAATTAGTGTTGAAATAACTGATGCATCTGATAGAAATGATATACAAGTATCAGTACAATTTAGAATAACTAATGTTAATTTACCAGTAACAGTATCAACAACATTACAAAGAGCAAGATAAATGGCACAGTTAAAAAACTTAGATATATCAGAATTAGATTTTGATAACATAAAAACCAATCTAATTACGTTTTTAAATAATCAATCAGAATTTACTGATTATAACTTTCAAGGATCAGCTTTAAATATACTTGTTGAGTTACTTGCTTATAATACACATTACAATGCTTTTTTAGGTAATATGTTAGCTAATGAAATGTTTTTAGATTCTGCAGTTAAAAAATCATCAGCTATATCTATTGCAAAACATTTAGGTTTTACACCAGCATCAACTAGGAGTGCAAGAGCTAGTATAAATTTAATAGTTAACAATCCTCTTGTTGATAGCAAAACGCCTTCTTCAATAACAATACCTGATAGAACCGCCTTTTCTACTACCATTGATGGTAATCAAAGGACTTTTTTTAATATAGGATCTGTTACTATCACTCCTGCAGCAGGAATATTTTCATTTAATAATCTTGAAATAGTTGAAGGAGCTCCAAAAAATATTAATTTTACATCAGCTGTTCCTGGTCCAGATGAAAAGTTTGAAATACCAGATTCTGATATTGATACTTCTACATTACTAGTACAAGTTCAAGAATCTAATAGTGATACAACTACAGCATCATATAATCAAACTATAGACACATCAAATGTGTCTTCAACTTCTGAAGTATTTTTTCTTGAAATGAATCCAACAGAAAAATATGAAATATTTTTTGGTGATGGAATATTGGGTAAAAAGCTAACTTCTGGTAATATTATAAAAGTTAAATATTTAAAATCAAATGGCGCTTCTGTTAACACAGCTGAAACTGCAGAAATTAACTTTACATCTAGTTCAATTGTAAATGGTAGTACATCTATTACTACTACAATAAAGCCCACTGGCGGAAGAAATTCTGATAATATTGTTGATATAAAATTTAAAGCCCCTAGAGTAAATGCTGCTAGAAACAGAGCTGTGACTGCAAATGATTATAAAGCATTAATTGAGGCAAATTTTACAGATGCAGAATCAGTAATAGTTTATGGTGGTGAAGATAATATTCCTCCTAAGTTTGGTAAGGTAATAATTTCCCTGAAACCATTTGATGGTTTTAGTATTTCACAATCAACAAAAGATTCAATAATTAGTTCAGTTCTTAACAATAAAAAAGTAATGGCCATTCAACCTGAATTTATAGACCCTGATTTTTTCTTTGTAAATTTAATTGTGAATGTTAGTTTTGATAACACAGCAACTACATCAACTAAAGCAGATATATCAAGTTTAGTTTCTTCAACTGTTGATAATTATTTTGAAACTAATCTTCAAAATTTTAATAAAAATTTTCAAAAGTCTTTATTAATAAAAAATATTATGGATGCTGATACTTCTATAAGAACAGTTATTATATTAGTAAAATTACAAAAAAGAACTAACTTATCAATAGGTACTGTAAATACATTTAACGGAGACGATAGTTTTAAATTTGAAAGTAAAGTTCAACCTGGTTCTGTAGTATCAAGTAGATTTTTTTCCTTAATATCCAACACAACAACATTAGTAAACATAACTGATGTCCCCAATAGTTCTCCTCCAGATAATAATGGTGTAGGCACATTAGTTTTAAGAAATTCTTCAACAGATGAAATTTTAAATAACAATAAAGGAAATGTAAATTATTCTACAGGCGAAGTAATTATTAATGAGTTAACACCTACTGCTTTACCTAATAATGTTACAGACTTTAGAATAACAGCAAGCATACAAGAAGAAGATCAAAATATTGCAGCTGATAGAAATAAAATTTTAGTAAGAGATAAAACTTTGGAAAATGCTTCAGCTGGAAGAGAAGCTGGATTAACTGTAAACATTAACGAAATAGTTAATTAATGTCAACTACAAGAATAAAACAAAAACTTTCTCAAATAGTAAGTAGTCAATTTCCTGAGTTTGTTCAATCTGACCATCTAAAATTTATTTCATTTTTTGAATCTTATTACAAATTTTTAGAGCAAGATCAGAATCCTCAAGAATTAATACAAAATATATTAGATTATAATAATATAGATTTCACTACAACCGCATTTATAAAATATTTTTTAAAGAACTATGCTGATATATTGCCTGATAGTTTATTAGCAGACAAAAAAATTGCAGTTAAAAGAATTAAAGATATATACGAATCAAAAGGTTCATCATTATCTTTTCAAATATTTTTTAAAATAGTTTTTAATCAAGATGCAAGAGTAAATTTTCCTTACGAAAATGTGCTTATACCTTCAGGTGGTAATTTTCAACAAAGAAGATCATTGAGAATATCTACAGCTTCTGGTGATAGAAATGAAATCTTAGATCGTTTTTTAACTTCTACTGTTGACAACCAAGAGTTTAACACACCTATTACAGAAGTTAATAATATTAATGATGAATTAACAGAAGTATTTTTAGATGTGAATTTTCTAGCATCATCTTACTTATTAAACAAGACAGTAACTGTTACAGATGCAAATGAAGGTGGTAATATAATCTTCTCAGGTAATATTGAACCAACAACAACTTCTGTATCATTAACACAGGCTGGTAGTGGATTTAAAAAAGGCCAAGTATTTAATATAACTGAAGAAGCAGGGACTGGCACAAGACTATTAATAAGTAATGTTACACCTACAGGCGCTGTTAATAAAATTGATATATTATCTTTTGGTCACAGTTATACAAGAGATTTTTCAGCTCAACTTTCAAATAATTTAACAGTATCAGAATTTTTACCAATACTTAACATAAATGATTCAACTAGTGGTTTTAAAAGTCATGGTAACATTATACAAACTGGTAACAGTCAAGTTATAGCAACATTTGGTAATAATACAAGTGTATCAACAGCTTCAACAAGTAATAGATCAGCATTAGATAGTTCTAAAGCAGTTGTTAGTTTTACATTAGGATCTTTGGCAAAATTCCCTGGTGAATTTACAACAAATAAAGGTTTTTTGTCTGATCCTGATATTAGAGTACAAGATAGTCTTTTATATCAGCCATTTGCTTATCAATTAGTTACTGGTTTAGATATAAATAACTTTAAAGATGTTGTATTAGATACTATTCATCCTGCAGGTCAAAGATTATTTAACAATAGAGAATTATCTGACATATTAGATGTTAGAGCTAATGTATCAACAGAATCATTTGATACATTAATAATAAATTTATTTGATTCGGTTGGTGCAGAAGATGTATATAGTTCTAATGTTGGTATTGGACTTGTTGACACAACTGGTGAAGTAGTTGATGGTGGTAGTATAACTAATCCTACTTTACAATCTTATTTTGCTAATACATATTGTGAGAATCAAGATCCAACAAATGCTAATAGTTATATAGGTGGAACAACAGAACACTTTTAAGGAATAATAGATGGACGATACAATTAAAGTAATTGGAAACTTAGAAATAATAAAAAAAGATAAAGATGATAAAATAGTAGAAACTAGATCAGTTCCTAATTTAGTTGTCAATGCTGGTAAAGCATACATAGCATCAAGATTAGTTAATAATCCTACTTCAAATATTCCAAAAGGGATGGCATTAGGCGAAAGTGCTGCAACTACCACAGGAGCTATGACTGCATTAACATCTGAAGTTGGTAGAATATCTGGAACTAATTTTTCAAATGTTATTTCAAGTAATACTATAACATTTACTGGTGTCTTTGGTGGTGGTGTTGCAACAAGTTCGGGCCTTAGAGAAGCAGCTATTTTGGATCAGCCTGTTTCTGGTGGAACAATGTTATGTAGAACTACTTTTGCTGCTGTTACTAAGGGTGGTTCTGATTCAATTACAGTAAACTGGAATATTACAATAGCATAACATGACTTTTAGACTCAAAGATACTTTACATAAAACTTTATCTGAATCGGTTTTTAACGAACTTTTTTCAGGAAGAGGCAATTTTTATTACTTTATTGGAAAGGTAGTAGATTGGTCTAATCCATCTACACCTCCTACACCTGATGAATCAAGAAACGTTGAACATGACACAAGAAATAGAATAATTAATTTAAAAAAAATTATTCCTTCAGATCTAAGTTTAATTATACCAAGAAAAAATTGGTCCAGTGGAACAATATATGACCAGTTTGATTTAAATATATCCGCTACTAATCCAGCTACATCTGGAGCAACTACTTTAAAAACTTCTAATTTTTATGTTTTGTCTTCATCTTTCCAAGTATATAAAGTAATTTCAAATAACAATGGTGTCGCATCAACTGTAGAACCTTCAGGAAATGATTTGGGTATAATTAGTACTGGTGATGGATATAAATGGAAGTTTATGTATACTGTACCATTGGCGTTAAGATCTAGATTTCTAACTGATACATTTATGCCAGTACAAAAATCTGTTCTAAATGCATTTTATAGTGATGGACAAATTAATTTAGTTACAGTGGATAGTAAAGGGTCGGGTTATAAAGGAATAGCAGCTGTAAATTTAGTTGCTAATGTTCATTTTACTGATGCAGCTTCCAACACTTCATCAAATGTACCTAATATAGAACCAGTAATTAATGAATCTTCAGGATCTATTGATAGTGTTTTAATTTCTTTTTCTGGTTTAAATATAGCAGGAGGTAATGTCGTAATAAATGATGGGGAAGGAACAGGATCAAATCTTTTTCCAAATACCACTATATCAGGTCCTGATGGNACNCAAACTACAGTAATAAGTAATAAGGCAAATTTTTTGCCATTCTTTAGTGATGGTAAATTAAAACAAGTAGCTATCTTAGATCCTGGCAAAGACTATACCAGAAATGCTCAAACTACGATAACAGTTTCAGGTGATGGAATAGGTGCCAAAATAGAACCTTTTGTTAATGATGCTGGAGAAGTTGAAGATGCTATAATAGTAGAGAGAGGATCTGGCTATACATTTGCAGTTTTAAATGTTGAAAGTAGCACTGGATCAGGTGCAAATCTTTCAGTCAGTTTTTCAACAGGTGATTTAGATACTTCACAAAGTCAAGTAGAATTATCTGCTATAGATGGTGCTATAGATAATTATAAAATTATAAGTGGAGGTACTGGGTATAACGCATTACCTTCTATATCAATAATTGGTGATGGAATTGGCGCTAATGTGACAGCTGGCTTAACTGATAATGCAGTTACTTCAATAACAATTAATGAAACTGGTTCTGGTTATACATTTGCTAATGTTATAGTTACTCCAGAAGCAGGAAGTCCTGGAAGTGATGCTAATATTATTCCAATATTTTCACCACCTAATGGTCATGGTTTTAATGCGCCTAAAGAATTATTTGCAGATTCACTTATGTTCTTTTCAACTATAACAGATGAAAAAATTCATGGGTTAACAATAGACAATGATTTTAGACAATTTGGAATTTTAAAAGATCCTGAAATATTTGGAACTAAAAATAAATTTGCAAACACATCAGGCACACCATCATTCTTAGCTACTTTTAATACAATTACAGATGGATCAAGTGATGTTGCTAAAGACACAGTGTTAAATTTAAAATCTGATACTAATAGAAAATTTGTTGTTGTACAAACTAAATCGTCTACAAAACAACTAGCATTAACAAGTTTAAACAACCACACTTTAACAACATCTGATGTTTTGGTCACACCTGGTTCAGTTGAATTTACAGTTTCATCAATAAATGCTCAACCTGATATAAATAAGTTTAGTGGTGATTTATTATTTATTGATAATAGAACAGCTGTTACATTTACAGATGATCAGTTACTTACTTTTAGAACAATATTAAGATTGTAAAATATGCCAACTATTTTTAGTACAAGTCCACATTTTGATGATTATAACGAAACTAAACAATTTGTAAGAATTTTGTTTAGACCAGGACGTGCAGTTCAAGCTAGAGAACTAACTCAACTTCAGACAATTATACAGGGTCAAATTGAAAGATTTGGCAAAGGAGTATATAAAGAAGGAACATTTGTAACACCTCCTGAAACTGCTTTTGATAATTCTTATTCTTATGTTAAGTTAACTGAATCTACAGGAGCTACTGTTACAGATGATGCTATATCTGGTCTAGTTGGAACTGAAATTGTTAGTACTACTGGTGTTAAAGCATTAATTGTGAATCATTCAGTATCTACGACTGCTGGAGATCCTCCTACAATATTTGTAAAGTATACAAATGGGGGTGTAAATAATGCTCTAAAATTTAGTGATGGAGATACTTTAACATCTGGCTCAACGACTTTAACTTCTATTGCTTCTGATTCTTGTGGCAATGGGTCTGCTTTTTCAGTAGGACAAACAGTTGTTTTTGCAAAAGGTAATTTTTTGTATGTTGATGAGCAAACGCATGTTATAGAAAAATACACATCTCCAGGTAGTAAATTAGTTGGTTTTAATATAACAGAATCAGTAATAACTTCTGATGATGATGATTCTTTGTTAGACCCAGCCACTGGAACATTTAACTTTTTTGCGCCAGGTGCTGATAGATACAAAGCAGAATTAACTTTATCAAGTAAAGCATTAGAATTTACTTCTAACACTGATCCTAATTTTGTTGAAATAGCTAGAATAGAAAATAATGTAATAACTTCTTTAAGTAATAATCCTCAGTTTAGTGTTCTTGGTGATGCTCTAGCAAGAAGAACATTTGATGAATCTGGAAATTATGTTGTTAATCCATTTCAAATTGAAGTTTTTGAACATCTAAGAACATCATCTACTGCTAATAATATATCAGAATCTTCTAGTGTTAGAGATGGTATTTTTACAAGTGCTAGTGGTGGAAGTAATAATTTATTTGTTGCAAAGGTAACCTCAGGTAAAGCATATGTTAGAGGTTATGAAGTTGATAATTTAAAAACATCATATCTAACTTTATCAAAAGCTAGAGATAATACTGACACTATAAGTAGTGTAATTCCAACCTCATTATCAAGTTTTGTAAAAGTAACTGATGCTGATTCTATTCCAGATTTTTCATCTATAGTAACATTATCATTAAAAGATCAATTTAAGTCTGGTAATATAGCAACAAATGGTAATGAAATTGGAACAGCTAAAGCTAGAGGTTTAATTTATTTAACTGGTAATGTTGCAGCTGGAAAAGGTGGTACACCTAATCTACCATCTGAAGACAGAACTGCAGAATTTCAACTCCACGTATTTGATATTAACATGAATCCTGGAGAAGACTTTGAGAGAGATGTTAAACAAATTACTTCAACAAATTCTTATACTAATTTTTCTTCGAATATAATTCCAGTTGCTAAAATATTATCTGGTGGATTAACATTTAACAATGCTTCAACAACAGTTAGAGGAAGTGGTACAAGATTTCAAACTGAATTCAAGTCTGGTGATACTTTCAATGTTTCAAATTCTACTGTAACTGACAAATTAGTAGTTTCAAGTATTACAGATGATGTAACATTAACATTATCATCAGTACCTACTATAAATTTACAACAAGCTGTTGAAGTAACATATGCAACATATACAAGAGATGAAGCGTTAATTAATAATCCTGATAATGATAGTTTAATTTTTAAACTTCCTAATGAAGATGTAAAGAATGTTGATGATAGTGTAATTACTTATTCAGTAAAAAGACAGTTTACAGGTATAACTCTTTCATCTGGAGCAACTACATTAGGTCCTTTAAGTTCTGGAGAAAACTTTGCACCCTTTTCAACTGATAATTATGTTGCAGTAATTACTTCTGGTGGAAGGGCAGGTCATTTAATAAGAATACAAAGTTCGCAGGTTACAAGAGATACAGTTAATAGAACTATTGAATTTGATTTTTCTGGAGCAGCTGCTGAAGGACTAGCTTCGGAAACTGTTACAATTTATGCGACTGTTACAAAAGGTACTGGAGCAGCAGCAAGATTAAAAACAAAAACATTAGTTTCTGATTCTACTATTACTATTACTGACCAAGAATCTGCCCAAGCTAGTATTATATCACTTAAAAAAGCTGATGGTTTTAAATTAAAGTCAGTAAAAATGGCTAATGTATCTAATCCATTTGGTGGTAGTTATAATGAAGATGCACACTCAAACATAACATCAAGATACACTTTTGATAATGGTCAAAAAACTTCTTTTTATGATGTATCTAAAATAAAATTAATACCAGGTCAAGCTAAGCCAACTCATCCTATAAAAATAACTTTTGATCATTTTACACATTCAAATGATGGTGATTATTTTGATGTAAGTTCTTACGCTACTATTCCTTATGAAGATATACCTACTGTTACTTTAGGCGATAATAAATTTAAATTAAGAGATTGTATTGATTTTAGACCTAGAATAAATGATGCAGGTACTGGATTTACAGGAACAGGCACTCCAACTAATCAACCATTATTTTTAGATCCTGAGGTAGACTTTACGGTTAACTTTAGACATTATCTACCTAAAATATCTTCAATAGGAATTGATGATAATGGATCATTGTTAATGTATGAGGGTGTAAGTTCATTAGATCCAAAGGAACCAGATTTTCCAGCTGATTTAGTAAAATTATTTGTATTAGAACAAAATGCTTATGTTTATAATATAATTGATGATATTAAAGTGAAGGTTGTTCCTAATAAAAGATTTACCATGAAGGACATTGGTAAGATTGAAAATAGGGTTAGAACTTTAGAGTATTATACAACACTTAATTTACTTGAAAGAGATGCAGAACAAACTCAAATACAAGATAGTTTGGGGTTTGATAGATTTAAAAATGGATTTTTAGTAGATTCATTTACAGGCCATGGTGTTGGAGATTCAATTGAAAATCCTGATTATGCTACGTCAGTTAATTACGAAAAAAGAACGGCTGGTCCATTGGTAAGAAATGAAATGATACAATTAGTAGAATTAAATTATGGTTCTAGTGACAATAGGACATCTAATAATTATCAAATGTCTCGTGAAGTCATTACATTACCATTTACTGAAGAAGTTTTATTACAAAATCCATTTTCTAGCAAAACAAATAATTTAAATCCTTTTAACATAGCAATGTTTCAAGGTTTAATGCATTTAAGTCCACCAGGACAAATTTTCTTTGATGATAGAAAATTACCAGAACAACAGGTAGACCAAGTTGGTAATTATGATTCATTATCAAACCAATCTTTAGTTAAAAAAGATGGTAAAAATGTATTTGGTTCAATTTCTGATATTGAACAATTTAATCAAGGAACAGTAATTGAAACTGATAAACTTCCAAATAGTTTAAAATCTTTGGGAGATGTTATTGGAGCTTTATCACCAACTACAACTACAGTTGAAGTTACTGGTACAGAAGTAGTAAAAAATACATCAATAATACCAAAAATGAGAACAGTTGGAATTAGATTTAGTGTTGATGGTTTGAGACCTAACACTAATTTTCATGCATTTTTTGATGATTTAAATGTATCATCATTTGTTACTTTGGATACATCAGCTGTAGTAGAAGCAAGAAAAACAGTAGATTCTACTCGTAATACAACTAATCTTACTACTTTAGCTTCGGCTCAAGTAGATAATATTTCTACTCTAAAATCAGATGATTCTGGATCTATGACTGGATCATTCTTTTATAGTAGTGATTCTTTAAACTTAGATGTTGGTAAAAAAATATTTAGAATTACTAATTCTTCAATTAATGACAAATCCTCTGAAATATCATTTGCTGAAGCAACATTCTTTTCTGATGGTATTGTTAGAGAAATTTTTAATGAAGTTTTAAGACCAAGACAAGATAGTGGAGGCGGTGGCGGTGATGGGGGTGGATATAATCCAAATATTAATTCCTTTCAGAGAGATCAGCTTGGAAGGTCCCCAGTTAACACTATAGAAGATCCAGGTACTGAAGATGATGATCCAGTAACTGTTGTTATTCAAGATTATACAACTATAATTTATAATGCAATAGCTAGTAGAAATCCTGAAGCAGGTGCATCTGATTATTGGACAGATGAACATCCTGTTTTAAATAAAAATATACCCTATACTGATTTAAATTTACAAGAAAAAATAGAACTTGCAGCTGCGACAGCTGCAATTTCTAGCGCATTTTTGACTAATGCATTAGATGGCAAAGAAGTTGTTGGAGAGTTTGAACCTCAAACCCTTGGGGGAAGTGGATATAATGCAGGAATAGATACTAGAAATATAACACCTTTAAGTTCTTCAGCTTGGGTAGTTAAAGGGTCTGCAGGTGGCTTGGGTGGAACACCAAAAGATATCGCCTTTTCCAATGAAGCAGCTGGATTACAAGTTGTAGCTGAAAATGCTTTAAAAGCAGCAAAACCATCATAAACGGATAACATATGTCAGCAAAATTATTAACACATTTAGCACAGTCTTTTTTTATAGACAAACCTTGTTTTGTAACTAAAGTTGAATTATTTTTTTCATCAAAAGAACCTGATGGTGGTATTCCGTTTAAATTTAATTTAAGAAGAGCTAAAGAAGGTAAACCTACCAATGAAATACTTAATTTTAGTCAGAGAGTAGTTCAAGCTGCTAATGTTTTTACTTCAACTGATGCTAATACAGCAACTAATGTAATTTTTGATGCTCCTGTATTTTTAGAAGTTGGAGAATATGCAATGAATTTAGGATCTGATTCAAGATCTTATAATGTATATGTAGCAACTTTAAATGATACTGATATAACTACAGATAGAAAAATTACACAACAACCAGCTTTAGGGACTTTTTATCAATCTGAAACTCTTAAGACATTTATACCATCAATATTTGAAGATCTAAAATTTAATTTGTATAGAGCAAAATTTTATACAAATGTAACAGCTACTGTTAACCTTATACCTAGTGATTTTAAAATAAATCAAGTATATGGTGGCACACTTGATAGTGATCCTTTTGAATTGTTTAAAGATTTATCTACTATGAAAGTGTATCAATTTAATCATGGATATGTTACAGGTAGTAGAGTAAAGTTTTTAAGAGTAGCTAATACAATGTCAAAAATAGATACACAATTAGCTGATGTGTCTTCATATAATGGTTATGATTCTAAAATGGATGCTGGTAATATATTTGGTTTAGATGGTAATGTATTTCACGAAGTATTCACTGTTGCTAATGTTAAATTAAATTCTTACACAGTTGATTTAAATAATGGTACAGGCAAACATAGAATTCCTGTGATTCCACAAGATAGATTTAGATTTGGTGGGTCAGCAGCAATACCTCAAAATGTTAACTTTAACAGTATAACACCAAGAATTTCAACATATAAAACTAGCAATTCTACTATTATTCATAAACTAAAAAGTGCTAAGGTTGATACTTATACATTAGATGATAATTTTTTAAATATTAGAAATTTATCAGAAAATAATTTTGAACAAGAAAGAACAGTACCCACATTAACAAATATTTCGCATAAATTAGCAAATACAAATCCATTTCAATATAAAATTGAAATGTTTAGTAAAAATGATAGAGTATCTCCATTAATTGATACTAAGCAAATGGGCGTTTTCTTAAAAAGAAATTTAGTAGATAATACAAATTATAGTGCAACTGTTTTACCTCATGAAAAGACTCTTATATCTAATATTGGAACTTTAAATGGTTTACATGGAGGTGCTCCTGCAGAACTTCATAAAGCTAACATATATGTAGATAAAGGTAATTTTGGAACTATAAACTTTTCTAATATTGCAGATATGGCAAATGCTAATGCAATAATTAATGGTTCTATATTAGATGTTCAAGCCAACACATCTCAAACAACTGGGTCTGGTGCTAATAATACAGGTCTTTATAGAGTAATAGATGTACTTACTGGTGTAGCTTCTAATATTAACATTAAAGTAGCTAAAATATCTGGTAATATTGATTTAGATATATCAAATAACAATGTCTATGCTATTACTCATAGCAACGATTTTATTACAGAAGAAGCTGCTGAAGGTGGAACTAATTACTCTAAATACATTACAAGAGAAGTAACATTTAAAAATCCAAGTACTGGTATTAGATTTATATTAGACGCTTCAGTACCTTTAAATTCAAATTTAGATTTATACTTTAAAACTAAATTAGCAGGTGATAACACAAACTTTAGAGATATTGAATATAAAAAAGTTACTGGGATTTCAATTCCAAATTCATTAAATGGGGAATTTATAGAGTTTGAAAAACAAGTAGATGATATTAATGCATTTAATAGTATTATAGTAAAAGTAGTATATAATGCTAGTAGCACATTAAATGCACCAAAAATAAAAAACTTTAGATTGATTGCAGTTTCGTAATGTTAAAAGTTAGAGATTTCCCTAATTTACAAAGAGATCCAAAGTCTAAAGCTATTGTTAATGTCAACCAAACAGCATATAATGAATATTTACAAAGAAATATTGTGAAAGAAAAAATGTCCCATATGGATAATGAAATAAATAATATAAAAGAAACAGTTAATGATATTAAAAATTTACTTACAAAATTGGCAGACAAATAATGGGATATGCACAAATAACACTTAGAACTACTGGTACATTACTTCCTAATAATTTAACAAATGGAGTTAATGTTAAAAACGCTTCTTTAACTAATCAAGAAGTAGATAATAATTTTGCAAATCTAAATATAGAAATTAGTGATACAGCTAATACAATTGTTGATCCTATTCCATTTGCAATAGCTTTAGGATAATCAAGGAATAACATGGCAAATAATTTTTTAAATAAACTATCAGCAAACGTACACCACGCGAATAGTTCGGTAGCAGCATTGTCAACTTATGCTAATGTTGGTAATTATTCTGTGGCAACTGGTTGTGTAGCTACAGTTATAGGTATGTCAATAGCTAACATGAATACAGCTTCTGCAGCTTGTGTTGAAATACAAATTAATTCAGCTACAGGTCCAGCTGGTAATATTAGCATAGTTAAAGGTGCTCCAGTGCCTGTAGGTGGTTCTTTAGTTGTAGTTGGTGGTGATCAAAAAGTTGTTATAAACGCAAGTCAATCAATGCAAATAAAAGCTACGAGAGGCAATGTTGATGTCGTGATGTCAGTTTTAGAGTCAACGCAGGTATAAAGGTAAAATATGGCATTAACTAAACTAAGAGGTAATATTGTTTCATCTGGTACTATTACAAATATAAAAATAGAAGATGGAACTATTACAAATGCAAAAATAAAAGATGGTACTATAGCTACTAATAAACTTGCTGTAGCACCGGCTTCAACAGGAAAAGCTATAGCAATGGCAATAGTCTTTGGTTAAAGGAAAATAAATGGCAAATCCAAATATTGTAGGNGTTACNANNATACTAGGAGAGACTACTTCAGTAGCAGCTGTTGTTGCTGATAAAGCTATAGCTAATAATCCAGCAANCAGNNGTAAAGTTTTCAAAATCAACACAATTATAGCAACTAATAATAATACTTCAGCTGCTGCTGTTATTCATGTNAATTTATATCCTGAAGATGATTTAGGTGGACAATCAAATGCAATAGCTCACGCAATAACAGTTCCAGTTAATTCAAGTTTAATAGTCATTGATAAATCTACAAGTTTTTACCTGAAGGAAAATCAATCAATAGGAGGCAATGCTACTACTACAAGTAGCATAGTCTACACTACAAGTTTCGAAGAAATTTCATCATCATAGGTTAACTTATGAGTCGCTATACTGGTGGTTTAATAAGAGC